GCATTTTTTAAGTTAATATGCAAATATTCACAAATCAAACGCACTTTTTATTTATTTTGTTGCAAATTGTTTTTTTTTGATTCCGTCAAATATTAGTTGCAATGTAGTTAAGCATATCCACACAACCACACCAATTTTAAATCCAATTTTATAGGCTAATTATTTAATTATTAAGTTTAGATAAAAACTTATTATAAGAAGGCTACGAAGTTAGTGTTTTATTTTTTAATATTTAAGCAACTTTTGTGTAGAAAATAGCACTAAGGGTTTGTAAAGGGTATATAGTACCCTATAAGATATATATAAAGCTAAAGAAAAAGATAAGGTTATAGTTAATTATATAAAATTGCTAAGTTTTTTTTGTTACTTTTGTAATATAATTTATATATATATAGAGTTCAATTTTATATGGCAGAGAAAAAAAAGAAAGTTATTGGTAAACCTTTTGCAGTAGGAAATACTGTTGGTGGTAGAACTAAAGGTTCTATGAATAAAGTAACAAAATTTTCAAGAGAGGTTTTGACTATGGCTTTAGCAGGTCAAGAGGAGAATATAAGAAATGCTCTGGAAAAATTAGCAGAGAAAAATCCTGAAGCATATATTGGTGCAGTAGCAAAACTTCTTAACTACGCAATACCTAAATTACAAGCAACAGAAATTAGTGCTAATGGTAATACCAAAATAGAAATTACACTTGATGACTCTATGTCTGTAGAACAGCTTAAAGAAAAAATGGCTGAGATGGAAGCAGACGATACAGAATTTGAAGAACTGTAATGAACGAACAACATAAAAAACAATTACTGCAAGCAATGGAGAAGGCGATTTGTGAAAAATCGTTTTATGAGTTCTTTGTCAAAGCTTGGCATATAGCAGAACCAGCAGTACCACTATCAACAAATTTTCATCACAAATATTTATGTGATATATTACAAGCAGAAGCAGAAAGAATAAAAAAAGGTGTAAAAAAAGATAAAGATATAATTATCAACATTCCATTTCGTAGCACAAAGTCATTACTTGTAACAGTTATGTTTCCAGCATGGTGCTGGGCAGTATATCCCAAAATGAGATTTATTACTGCATCATACTCAGCAGAGATTAGTATTGAACACGCAACTAGAAGTAGAGATATAATACAAAGTGAATGGTATCAAAACTTATGGGGCGATACATACCAAATTAAAAAAGATCAAAACCTAAAAGCAAGATATGAAAATACTTTTCTTGGTGTGCGTAGAGCAACATCTGTAGGAGGTTCTGTAACAGGTCAGGGTGGAGATATAATATTAGTGGATGACCCCACATCACCAAAAAATGCTGCATCAGAAACAGAAAGAGATAATGCTAACGAATGGTACAAGTCAACACTATATTCAAGACTAAACAACCCAACAACAGGTGTTAGAATCATTATTATGCAAAGAGTACATGAAGATGATCTAAGTGGCTACCTCTTATACAACTCACCAGACAAACATAGACATATCTGCATACCAGCAGAACTATCTGATGATTTAAAACCACAACACCTAGCTGAACATTATGAAGATGGACTATTTTGGACAGAAAGATTTTCAAGAGAAGTATTAGATGACTATAAGTCAGCATTAGGCTCTTATGGCTATGCAGGACAGCTACAACAAAGACCTACACCTGCTGATAGTGGTATGATACAAAAAAATTGGTTCAATATAGACCAAAAAAAAATCGAAGGAGATGTTCACTTTGTTATAGACCCAGCATATACTGCTAGCCAAAAGAATGACCCCTCTGCACTTATGGCTTACAAGTTCTTTGATAACAAATGGCAAATCATTGAGGTTCAGAATGTTAGGTTAGAGTTTCCTGATTTAGTAAAACACATAGGTAGATTTGTTCATAAAAATGGATATACCAGCAGATCAAAAATATATGTAGAGCCAAAAGCAAGTGGTAAATCTATAGTGCAAACACTAATTCGTGAAACAGGACTGAATGTTAAGGAAGATAAACCACCAACTAAAGACAAAGTGGCTAGAGTACAAGATATTAGTGCAAGTATAGAGAGTGGTAGGGTATCTTTACTAAAAGGAGCTTGGAATGAGGAGTTTTTACTACAATGTCAACAATTTCCTGCTGCAAAGCATGATGATATGGTGGATTGTCTTGTTATGGCACTAAATAAGCATTTTAATGCTTCAAAAGTGGTATATTTTGGATAATTTAATAATTTACACAAATATTGCTGTATTTTCAAGAAAATATTTGTAAATTTTGCAAAAATGGATAATAATATATAAAATTAAATAAAATGGCTTACGAATTTTTAGATGATAATGTTGCATTGATGAGAATGTTAGGTGAATGTCAATCAATAGAAGTTATAAGTAATACAGCAGCACATACTGGTAAAGATTTTTATTGTGTTTACTGTGTTACAGAAACAGTAGTTGCTAGTATAACTTGTGATAGTGAAGTAACAAATGCAGCAGGATTACAAACAACATTACCAGCAGGAACAACATTAATGCTTAATATTACAGCCCTAACACTTACAAGTGGTGTAGTAATAGGTTACAAACGATAATATGCTTAGTTTATCATTAAATATAGGTCTAGGTAGCCCTAGAGTTAGAAGTGGATTTGCAATTACTGATGTATCTGGCTTACAACTATGGTTAAAATTTAATGAAGGTCAGGAAACTGTAGAAAATGGTTTGAAATGGAGTGATAGCAGTGGTAATAATAATCATGCTACTCAATCAACTGATGACCATGAAGGTTCTTTTGCTTCTGGTTTTTATAGAACTGATGCAGGTGCTAATGACCACTTAGAATTTACCTCACAAATTAATTTAACAGGTGCTTATCATGTATTTATGGTTATTGATCTATCGGAACAGACTAATGAAACATTTTTAAGCAGTACCAATAGTAGCACATCATTTATGCGATTAGGACAAGGTAGCGACACTACTTTTAGAATTAGACAAAACACTTCATCAAATCAGGCAGACATAACTATGTCAGCAGCTTTTGGTACAGATAAAGCAATATTTGAAGTTACTAGAGATGGATCAAACGATATAAGGGCACTGAAAAATGGAGCACACGTAGGTGCAGCTAGTAATCAGGAAGGAACTTTTGAAGCAAATCAAATATCTGCACATTCTAATGGTTTGAGTAGTGCACAGATAGCAGAAGTTGTAATTTTTAATACAATATTAAATAGTGCAACTGCAACAAAGGTTAGAAATGATATAGCAGATAGAAATAGTTTAAGCATTTAATATGGACAGAATAAAAGGTATAAACAGTAAACACAGAATTTTAGTTAGAGAACATTTAAAGTTTTTGCAATCAAGATTGTATGATTTAACAGAATATGATAAAACTAATGGTAAATTTTTAGATTTTGTTGATGTTTTAGACACAATAGTTAAATATTCTAATGATTTTAAAGATTATACAAATAAAAATAGAGGAAAAGACGAGTGGATGTATATGATACCTACATTATCTCTTTATGCTTCTTTAGGATTTATGGTAGGTATAAAAAATGAAGAAATACAGAAAAGAATAGACATGAGTGATATGCAAGAAGAAATTATTGCAGAAACACTAGAGCTGGTAGCAGAATTAGCAGATGTGCTTACAGATTACAGAGAGAAAAAAGGTATTGAAAAAGAATTAAATAAAATAAAACAAGGATGTTAATTTTAGAAATAAATGGTAAAGAAAAACAAATACCATGTCAATGGGAAGAAATGACTATTGATTACTATTGTGGTATTTACCAAATAATTAACAAGTACAAAAAAACAGAGGAGCAAAAAGAAGAAGAAAAAGAAAAAAATTTAGAGAAGTTTTATTTTGTTCAAGAAACTAAAATGTATAAAGAGCTTTTTTCATACATGACAGAAATACCAATGGAGATGGTTGACCAAGCTAACATGAGTGATGTTGAGAAAGTTATAAACTCATTGGATAACATAATGAAAAAATATGAACCTAAAGGTAT